TTACCTTCAGGTGGTGGGAATTTACCTTCAGGTGGTGGGAATTTACCTTCAGGTGACGGCAATTTACCTTCAGGTGGTGAGGGCACAAAGGTCGGCGGGTTTGATCCAACTTTTGATGGGAATATCCCCGGAAAGGGTCAAGACGGAAAAGACGGAAAAGATGGTAACGATGGGAAAGACGCAAAGGACGCAAAGGACGGAAAGGACGGAAAGGACGGAAAGGACGGAAAGGACGGAAAGGACGGCTTGCAAGGTTTAACCGGAGCTAAAGGGGATCGAGGAGAACAAGGATTGCCAGGTTTGCCAGGTTTGCCCGGAGAACCAGGTTTGCCCGGAGCGCCAGGGCTGCCGGGAGCGCCAGGAAAGCCAGGTAAAAGTGCTAGAACCTCGCCTATCACAGATACAATTTTCAGTAGAGAGATTAAAGCTATAGAGGTTGAGACCCCCTTACTGTCAGCCATTCGCCGCACAAGTTGGAGAGATATGGTATGAATTATTTAGACTTAATTAACAGCGTATTGAGAAGGCTCCGCGAAAACACAGTAGCGACCTTTTCGGAGACAGATTACTCAAGGATGGTAGGCGATCTTATAAACGACGCTAAAACCACTGTCGAGTCGTCTCACGAATGGACAGCTTTACGCCAAGCCATAACGATACCGACAGTCATTGGACAAACTAATTATGTTTTGACGGGCGCTTATCAAGATGCTGTTTTAAAAGAAGCGCTCAATGATACGCAAAATGTTTTTATGCAACCTAAGACAAGACATTATTTTAATCAACAAACTTACATTGGTACTTCGCCAAACTCGGCGCCTGATTGTTTCACATGGAACGGAACGGATGCGACAGGTCAATTACAGTTGCAAGTCTATCCTACCCCCGATGCCATTTATCAGTTACGGTTTGACATGGTAATTCCGCAAGCGACTTTGGACGCAGATGCGACTGTTTTAAAAGTTCCGGCAAATCCAGTAATACAGCTTGGGTATGCAATGGCTTTGCGTGAACGAGGTGAAACAGGTGGACAGTCGGCGGCTGAACAATTTGGTGTCGCTTCGATTGCTTTAAGTGATGCTATACAAGTTGACGCGAACAAGTATCAAAACGAATTAACTTTTGTGGCGGTTTAAAAAATGGCACAGCCTTTACAAAACATCACAATTTCAGCGCCAGGTTTCGCGGGTATAAATACTCAAGAGGCCCCACTTACGCAAGACCCAAGTTTTGCGGCGGTTGCTGACAACTGCATCATTGATAAAGAGGGAAGAATTGCTGCCCGAAAAGGCTACACAATGGTTTCTGGCAATGGCGCCGCTGTATTGGGTAGTAGCGATGGGATTGAGTCATTAGGGGAGTTTGTTCAAACGGATGGGGTAAAAGTATTTTTCAGCGCAGGGAATAACAAGATATTTAGCGGAGACACGACTCTCACAGACATTAGCAGCAGTTTGACTATTACCGCGAATAATTGGGATATGGCGTCCCTGGCTAACAAGTTTTACTTTTTTCAGCGCGATCACGGCCCTCTGGTTTACGATCCTAGCACTTCTGCTTTGACGACGATTGCGGCGCACAGTGCTGTTACGGGGACACCGCCGGACGCTAATATTTGTTTAGCGGCTTTTGGCCGATTGTGGGCTGCGGATGTCACAGGAAATAAGCAGACAATCTATTGGACTGACTCATTAAACGGTTTGATTTGGTCAGGCGGTTCAAGCGGAAGTATCGACCTAACAACGGTTTGGCCTAACGGCTTTGACGAAATAACAGCCCTTCACAGTCATAACAACTTTCTTATAATTTTTGGACGACGTTCGATTTTGGTTTATTCCGGGGCTACCGACCCATCGACAATGGCCTTGAGCGACACAATACTAAATATAGGTTGTGTAGGCCGTGATGCGGTTCAAAGTACAGGTAAGGACTTATTGTTCCTCGATTTTTCTGGTGTCCGTTCCCTCTCGCGCACAATACAGGAAAAGTCGGCCCCGATAGGTGATATAAGCCGAAACGTCAACTCAGAAATAAAATCTCGCATAAAGACAGAAACGGGCAATATAAAAGCAATCTACGATCCCAACAATTCATTTTATTTAGTTAACTTTCCAACGGTCGGAGTTGTGTATTGTTTCGACACAAGATACCCGCTAGATAACGGCAGTTATCGGACAACTACCTGGACGCAAATGCGGCCACTAAGTTTTGCGCTGACGGACGATGATGAGTTATTTCTTGGGGTAGCAACTGGTATAGCAAAATATGACAGCTATACAGATGACGCAAGCAGTTATGCGCTGCAATATTTTAGTCACCCGTTGAGCTTTGGCGATCCTTCGCGGTTAAAGTTTTTAAAGAAAGTAAACGTGACGACTTTTTCGGGCGAAAATGCAAACGTCTCACTTAATTGGGCTTATGACTATCGCGGCGATTATCGTACCCAGGTTTATACCTTGCCGGATTTTGTCGGTGCGCTTTACAACATTTCTGAATTTAACACGACAGCGGAATATAGTTCCGATGCTTCGTTAATTAACACACAAAAAGTAAACACAGGCGGTTCCGGCTCAGTAGTTACAGTCGGAATATCAACAATCGTAAACGGAACAGAGATAGCGTTTCAGGAGTTCAACATCCATTCGACTATCGGGAGGATAAACTAATCAGCTCTTATACCCCAAGTTTTGCATGGAGTTCTTTCGACTCGCTCCCGACCGGATCGCCCAATAAGGTTGTGAAAGCGACAGCTATTGGGATTGAAATGAATAATATTCAAAGTGCCGTTAATTCTAAACTTGACGCAGCCGGAGGTACAGCAACAGGTACGTTAACAGTAGCGAACCTCTCGGTAAGTGGAACTTTTAGCGGCGCCACAACCATTGACGGAGGAACATACTAATGGCCTGGTATGATGACATTTTAGGTGGCGTCAATGATTTCTTTAATAATGATGACTATAAGAATCTAAGAAATATCTTAGGCACCACAGGACAGCTTGCCGTTGCTGAAAAGGCGATGGGTGATCTGCAAGACCTAGGTGATGATGCCAAAGAGTTTATCGGTTTTCCAAGAACCGGGGCTGATGGCTTGCCTCAAGATTTATTTGACACCGTATCCGATGCAACGACATTCACGCCGTTTAGTGTCACTTCTTTGCCTGGTACAACGACGTTTGGCGCCGGAGGTACAACTAATTTTGCGCTAAACCCGGAGCAAGCAGCGTTAGAGAAGTCGTTACGCACAGGCGGCACCGAGCTTGTTGACGCTGTTTTAGGGCGCGGTAATTACGGAACAAAAGACCCGGTTACTGGTGAAATGCGCGACGATATGCGTTCTGAGCAAGCGGCTTTAATCAGTATGCTGACAGACCCTTTCCGCGCTGAAAACCTAGCGAATGCCGAGCAAACGATGTTCGACAGGTTGCAAGAGCTTAGAGCGCCGGAACAAGCTAGAGCGCAAACTGCGCTGACTAATCAATTAGTTGGTCAAGGCAGACAAGGCTTACAAACAGACGCTTATGGCGGCTCTCCTGAACAATTTGCCCTGGCGAAAGCGATGGAAGAACAAAGGTCAGCCGATGCAATCGCGGCAATGGGACTAGCCAGAGAGGACGCGGCGCAAGTATCTAATAGAACGCTACAAGCTCTACAACAACAAGTGTTAGAAAAAGAGCTTGGTGGTCGTTTAGCCGACTTGTTCATTGAGAAGTCTTACAGGCCACAAGAGGCAATGATTGACGCGACAGCGCCAGGACTTGATGCCGCAATGTTAGCGAATCTGTCTGGTCGTCAGTTGGGTGGCTATGCTACTGAGCTAGGCGCCGCAGCCTTAGATTACGACATTAACGCCGAGCAACTTGCCACAGACTTACGCAGAGAAGCGCTTAATAGTCTGTTTGGCTTGTTAGTTTCGGAGCAGCAAGCAGCCGGAGACGTAGCCGCAGCGCAAGCCGGAGGTGGTTCTGGCGGCTCTAGTGATGGTTCCTTGTTTCAAATAGGGCCTGGCGGCATAACATTAAATCCTAATTCAGCAGTAAGTCGCTTTAGATTAGGCGGGAGGGGATAATTATGGCGCGTTTTCAAGACATTAGTTTAGCCTTTGACGACATAATCGAGACACCTCTCTCGCGTCGCCGTAAGGTAGAGGAAGCAAGCCTATTAGCACAACAGCGGGTAGCGCAAACAGGAGGCCCTTTTGCAACATTGGCTAGTGGTATAGCAGGGTCACTCCCAGGAATAACAGAAAACATAAGAACGACCGCGAGGGATGCAGGTCTATCTGCTTTTCAGCTCCCAGGAGAAAAACTTGCCGATCAGCTAAAGAACATTAACACCAATACAGAAGCAGGTCAGAGGCAAGCTGTAGCTTTAATAGCTCAAATTGATCCTGGTCGGGCGCAAGCGTTACAAGACCACTACACTCAAATTAATTTGGACAGGGCGCAGGTGCAGTTTGCAAAAGACCAATTTGCTTTTGAACAACGAAAGCAGAGAGAAGTTGAAAGAAGAAACAAAGCACAAGAAGCTCTCGAAGCACGAAAGTTGACGTTAGAAGAAGATACTTTAGATCAAGAAATAGCGGAGTTTCTGGCAGACGCAGACACAGCAGAAAATAAAGCAGGGTTTTATAGGTCTGTTGCAGAGCAGTTTGGCGATAATCCAGAGGTTGCATCAATACTGCAAGCGGCGGCTACTAATAATGTAGACAGTGCTGAATTGAATTCGGCGTTAGGTCTTATTTCAGACAACGCTAAAGCACAAGACAAAGAAAGGCTCAAAAATCACTTAATGACAGCGGGAGATATGACTGAGGCGCAAGCTCAAAATATGATGGTCATGCTAGATCAAGGCTTAATAGAACCAGAAGTCGCAACAGATGGGTCTATTATGGTGCCAAATATGCCCGCCATTATGGCGCAGTCGCTAGGGCAAGACATTCCTCAAGAAGATTTAGTTCTAATTATACAGCCTAATGTTTATACAACGCCTAATTTTGGCGTAGCACAAGAAAAAACTCTTTACGCACAGCATGAGTTCGTTCCTGGCTTAGTAGATGTCACGATACAAAATTTACAGAAATTGTATGGACAATTAGAACCGCAATGGGTAGACGTTAGACGGCAACAAGCAGAAAGCACTGTGAATACTATAATGACAGGTTTACGGGCTGCTGCAAGAGAGGAAATGGGCGCACAGCGTTTATCTAATGCGTTGGTAGAGCTTATAGATTCTGAAATTGGATTGAAAGGTAAAGCGTTTGACTCCGACCCGCAGTATTTAATAAAGCTGCGTGAAATGAATACTCGTTTAGAAAGGGAGCGCATTAGAATAGAAAGTCTACCGACGTTCGAGGCAAAGGAACGGACTGCTCAAGCAGACGTTCTCTCAAGAATTGATAAAGCACTGCAAGAAATTGGTTTGCAAAGTCTAGTCATCATGCCTTCCGAATTAAGTGTAGAAACAATCGAGTTAGCCTCTGATGCACAAATAAAAGAGTCGTTAGCTGCAATGCCTTATTCAGTCTATGACGAACTCTCGCCAGAAATTAAAGCGGCGTTGCAAAAGCGAGGGAATAATCAATGAATGACAAAGTGCATCCAAAAGACGCCTTAGAACAATCTATTACTGTTACTAGCCCAAACGCCGGGCCGCGACCTAGGGTGCTAGGAGCAAAGCCTGGTTTGTTTCAAGGTATGGCTGCGGGTGTGCCTTTTGTCGGTGAGCCTCCTGATAAAGATTCATCTCTCTCCTACAGAATGGGCCATATGCTTACAGAATCAATAATAAGTGGTATGGGTATTGCTAAAGGGGCAACTTTTGTGCCGAAAGCCGCTGAAACCGCAAGCAAGGGTGTTAGGTTGGCAAGCGATATTGTTCAAGGATTAAGCAATGCTTATAAAACCAGTAAGCTAAGATTGGCTGCCACAGAAGGCACTATGGGACTTGGTGCCGGTGCAGGTGGTCATTATGCCGTACAAAATTTCCCTGACAGTGGCATCGCTCAATTTGTTTTTGAAATGGGTGGTGGGATGGCTGCTGATTTTGTTCCAGGTGCCTTAAAGCTATCAGCGACAAAACTCCCAACTGTTTTAGGGCTAAATTACATCCGTAATAACACCAGGCCAGGTCAAAAGTTAGAGGGGTTCGTGCAAGATTTTAGGAAAAGGGCTGATCCAACTTTTGCAAGCGGCAGGGCGAGAGATCGTTTCGCAAGACAAGGAATCACAGAACCCGATGCACAACAGATAATTACTGACGTAGAGAATTTAAGGGAAGGCGACGAGCTTTTGCCAGGCGCCGCCGAGCGAATGAGTTTTGCTACTCTGTCAGGCAACAGAGGATTATTGCAATTAGAAAAAGACGTTATGGAGGCTGCTAAATCTGACTCTTTGAGCATGGAGACCACCCGTAAATTACAAGAGTTAAATGAAATAGTACATCAAGGTTTTGATCTAAACGGCGATGCTGATGCTTTGTTTAACTTTATGAAGCAACAAGAGGAATATTATGGAGCCTTGTTAGCCGCTAATTTAGAAGCTGCTGCAAAAGATACAGACGGAAGATTAAAAAAGTTTGCGGTGGATGCGACAAAAGAAGAACAGGCGAACCTAATAGTGCGCTCCTCTCTCGATAAAGCGATGGAATCAGCCAAGAAAACAGAAAGAGCATTATGGAAGGCTATACCTAATGATGTAGTGGTGCCAACCGAGGAATTCGCTAAGAAATGGATGGAAATAAAAGGAGATATGACACAGGTAACTAAAGGCACAGATCAGCCTTGGACTGCTCAGTGGTTAAATTCAATACCTTATGGGAAAAAGAAAGACACTCCGCGAATAGGTGAGTGGATAAGCATACAAGAAGCGCGGGATATGATTGGCAAATTAAGAGAGGAAGCAAGAAACGCGACCTCTGCTTTTGGCGAGACTAACTGGAACAAAGCAAGACTAGCCAATGAATTAGCCGAGTCAATGAATAAAGATTTAGAAGCGGCGTTAGATGGGTACAAGCCAGGCATTAAGGAAACGGTAGCACAGGCGGTAGCTTTCACAAAAGAATTTAGTAAACAGTATCGTAATCCTACTATCGCGGGGCTTTTTGCTCGTAACGAGACAGGGCAAAGGGTTATAAAAGATACAGAGGTCTTACAACATCTATTTTCAAATGCGGGGAGAAACCGAGGTAACTATGACGATTTAATGAATGTTGTAGGGAACGACCCTGTAGTGAGTGCGGCCCTGGAAGATTATCTTAGGTTCAGTATGTTTAATTATGAAACCTTTAACAGAGAAGCGGCAGAAAGGTTTTTAAAGGATAATGAAAGACTGCTCGACAGGATGCCTAATTTCAAAAAAGAAATTGAAGAAGCTATAAGGATAGACGACGAAGGATTAGCTACTCTCAAAAACATTGAAGCAGATTTTGAGCCTATTATGGCGGCGGCTACGGTATTTTTGAAGAAAGAGCCTGTAAAAGCAGTTGCGGAAGTTTTTAATGGACAAGCGCAGCCTGTCAGAAAAATGGCACAACTGCTCGACCTTGCTCGACAAGATGAATCGGGTGCTGCCTTACTCGGTGTGCAAGATGCTTTTAGTCAATATCTGCTTGATGTGTCTACCTCTGGTTCTCAGTTTCAAAATACAGGAGGTTTGAGATACGTCGATTACAATTTATTAGAGGAAACACTACGCAAACCTGCTATCGCTGACACTTTATCTATGGTGTTTGACGAAAACCAAATGAGGCGATGGAACCAATTAAGAGCGACCGCTAAACGAATACAACTACAGGCAGATGCACCAAAAACAGAAGCGGGAATTGATGAAGATTTAGCGAGTAAAATATTAACAACTGCGGCAAGAATCGGGGGTGCAAGACTCGGTGGTGATGTCATCGCCGGAGCTAGTCTTGGTAGCTCGTTACAAACTGCTTCAATCATCTCTGGTTATCTTAGCGAAATGGCTAGGTCAGGAATTGAAAAACCAAGCCAAGAGCTGATAAAAATGGCAGTCCTCAATGAAAACTTATTTAAGGTTCTGTTCAAAAAGACTAGCGATCCAGAGGTGATAGAGTCTAATTTGTCTGTGCTAGATCAAGCGGTGAAATATGCCATTAATAAAGCAAGTCGCGGCGCCGGGCAACGAACGGGATCAGTTGAAACCTTACTTGTCGAACCAATGATGACAGAAGAACAACAGCAATAATCCCACGCGACCCCACGCGGTTAGAAATTACTTTAAGTATGTTAGCTAAGTGAGAGTAAAAAGTAGCGAGGTTTGTAGCGAGGTTGCCTGAGTAAGCAGGAGTATGCTCTGAGTAAGTTTTTAGCTAAGTTATTGGAATAGCTAATATTTTACTTACTCAGAACAACCCACAAAACCCCTATTCGAGTATTTTCATCCCGGCAACAGGGGTTCGAAACCCCTAGGGGACGCCACTCTTTTTTCC